TGCAAAGTTTTAGTTAGCGTTGATCCGCCAGGCTGGTTAGTTGTAATAGTTACAGGGTCAAAGTAGTCGAGGTCTAGCGCTGCAATAATGCCCGTATTGTAATTATCGGTATAAAGGTCTAGCTGTATAGCATCGCAGCGGATACTAGTCTCAGCTCTAGATGCCACGTATGCCTGTGCATAGTCCAGGGCCACGGCATCGGTTTGCATTAGTAGGTTTTGCTGGTTGTAGCTATGGACAAAGTACTTATCTATGCTGGGCTGGTTTATGGCCGTTTGGGTTGTGCCACCTGTTCGGGTAATGCTGGCTGAGTTGTAAACTAGGGTATCGTCAAGGCGCCACACCGCATCAAAATAACTAATATCTGTCCCGTTATCGTTAAATACTGTAGGCGTAGCCCCTGTACTGCCAGCCGTAACGCTACGATCTTGAAAGACAAACGAGCCAGCGGCATCTACATACAAGGCGCCGTACTCGCTAGTCTCCACGGTCTGCATAGCTGCAAGGCTTGTGCGGGCTGTGCCTGGGTCTGCCTGCATAGTAGTTAAACCTGCATCTACGTCACGCATAGAGGCTGGCCAATCAATAGCATCTAACAAGGCGTTAATCCTGGCACCGCTGAGTTGACCCGCTGAGGTACCTGACACAGTACTAATCTGTGCATTTTGTGCGAGCCTAAAGGCATCTACTGCTGTAATAGTGGTATAAACCACATCCAAAGCATTTTTTGGCGTAGTGGTTTGATAGCTAGTGATAAAGCCTGAAAAGATAGGGTAAGTAGTTGCACCGTACGTAGCTGTAATTTGGACTTTACGCATAGGCGTAAGTAAGTTGTAATACGGCCCGCTAGGGTTTTGCGGGTTAAAATCACCGTTTTGGTCAACGATACGCAGCGATAGGGTGCCCGTTTGGAATTGGTCAGCCTGAGGGTTACGCCCGCGCTTTGTCTCAATATTATTTACTACGTTTGATACGTCCACAATAACGCTAGCACTATCACCTAATACGTTAGTGCCTAATATGCCTTGATCTAATATCATAGCCTGAGCAAAACTAGGCCCAGTACTAAAGTTAATAACTGCGTTAATTACTGGCAGGGTCATAGCGCTCCAGCATATGTAAGGTTATTGCCAAACCTGTTATTTTCTTGTACGGCAGTTTGTACTACCTCAATAAGGCCGCTGGTATTATCGTTAATCTCTACAATTACTCTACCTGCGCCATACCCTGCGCCTGTGTTCATATTGGCGCTATAACCGCCAAAATCTCCTAGTTTTCTTTGAAACTCAATTAGAGATAAAAAGTCTGCGTAATTTTGTGCATCTAAAGTATCTGCCATTACATTGGCTAAAGCTGTAACGGCATCTGAGTATTCCAAAATAGCCTCTATTGACTCATTACCTGTTAGTTTATCTAATACAGGTTGAGCAACAAAGGGATTACCGCCGCCGCCGCCGCCTGCAGGTGTAGGGATTATTTTTTTAGTAGTACCTGACAACAAACTCATCATAGCTATAATTTTGGCTAAAGCAGCATCTAGGTTTTCTTGATCTATAAGTGATGTAGGTTTTAAGCTATCTAAAATGGTAGAGATACTAAGTAAGGTAAAATCTTGTCTTTGCAAAGTTCCTAATATCTTTAAGTCCTCATTAAGTTGTTTTGTCGCAGCCTCTATGCGCTTTATATCCTTTGAGGCTATGGCATCCTCTAGTTCGTTTATAGCCTCTTTAACTTTAAGGCGTTGTACATCGTTAGCGATAGCTAGTACTTGAGCTCCGCTTGTAGCCTTACCTAACGCCTCAGCCTGACCTATAAGGGCTGCGTTAAGCTGGATTTTGTCCATATCAAAAACATCGTTACCTTTTGCTAAAGCTAAATTACCTTTATCTATTGCAAGAGCTAGTTTTTTATCTGCAAGGATTTTAGCCTGGGCCTTTTGCTGCTCTTTAGTAAGGATTGTTATTTTCTTTTGAGTAGTTAAATATGAGCCTGATTGAATTGGGTTTTTTTGAGCGCCTACCTCTGCGGCTCGTCTAGCTTGTGCCCCAGCTTGATTAAGTAAAGTTATATAGCTACCTAAAATTGGAATAGCTTGAACTACACTAGCCCCTGTCAACCCCGATAGCCCAGGTATTTTTTTTAAGGCTGCTGCCATAAGGCCAAACCCGCGTATAACGTCAGCGGTATAAGTTGCTAAGTTTTCCATATTGGTAGCAAGGTCTGCCACGGTTGTATCGTCACCTAGATTTTTTAAGGCATCTATAAGCCCTGTGCCGATAATCTCCTGCACGTTAGCTGCAGCTACGCCTAGTTTGGCTATAGATCCTGCATAAGTCTCTGAGGCTGCCTTAGCTGAACCCTTGAAGGTTACGGCTAAATCGTCTGTAATCTCCTTAAAAGATTTAGTTTTTAGGTCTGTTTTAGATATGCCTACGCCTAATTTACCTAAGGCTGTGTTATTACCCAGGTATGCCTTACTTAATGCGCCTGTTACGCTCTCTAAATCGCGGCCAGTTGAGGCACTTATATCTAAGCCAATACTTAATAGGCGCTGGGTCTCGGCTGTGTTTCTTGTAGCTACTGCTAACTTTTGGTAGGCAGGTCTTAACAAATCATCTACAACGCCAAACTCTGTTTGTAACCGTTGGATAAAACTTTCAGCTGAGGCGGCATCGCGCTCTAAGCCTACGTTTTTTAATGCCAAAGCTAACTGTTGCTGGGCCTTTTGGTCTGCCGCTGCGGCTTTTATTGAGGCTTTGGCATAGCCAATAACGGCAGCCGTACCAAAAGCAAGGCCAAAGGTTTTAGCTAGACTTTTAACCGATTTACTGAGCTTGTCGGTAGCGGTCTCAGCTTGCTTAAATGCTTTTTTGCCTGTGAACTCCGAGGCTATATCTATAACTACGCTGGCCATAATTACACCTTTGTACTTTTATTAAGGGCAGCCGCGGCTGAGTTAATGGCTGTAATGACCGCATCTCTAGCCTTGCCGTTATTCTCATCGTAGGCCCTAAACAAAACGCGCCCTTGCATCCTGTCTTTACCCTTAAAAGGTGCGTTATATTTTTGCTGTTGGTTTTTTACAAAGACACTTTCAGGGCTTAACTTACCCATACGCTCATAGATAGATGCCGCAGCGTTTTTGTTAAAAATACTGACCAGCGATCTAAAGCCTTTTGAGTTAGGTTTTGAGGGTGTGGTTTTATAGCCTATTTTAGATTTTGCTATGCTCACATCATAGGTAGGGAAGGTGCCCATAGAATTAGGGCGTGTTAGCCAGCCGCTTAATATCTGTCCATTATCGGGCAGGTATCCTTTACCAGTTTTAACTATAGGTTTAAGGGCGGTAGCTACTTCTTTAGGCAGGGTTTTAGCCAGGTCAGGGGTAAACTTTCTAAGAGCCTTGCGTAATTCAACGCCCCCTCTTACCTCTACTGGCATTTTGCTGCTCCTTAGCTTTATCGCTTAAAACTTTCAACATATTCTTAAACATATACGTATCGAGGTCTAGTAAGTACTGAGGCGCAATACCCGTCTCCACGGCTAGCTGCGCTATGAGGTAACCAAAGCTACCGCGCCCCACTACCCCAAAGGGTCATCATCTAGTACCTCAACCTTAGCTAAGGTGTCTAAAAACTCTGCCCCGAACATCGGTACGGTTTGCCCGCTTGTGCGTAAACACTCCCAGGCTAGCCAGTACACATCACTTTGCTTTTCATCATCTCTAAAGGCTTTGTGAAAACCTTTTTTAGCGTATAACTCAAAGGCGTACTCAATACGTGGCGTAATCTGATGATCCGATACGCTGCCGTCTGCCCTTGTTATTTTGAGTTTTGCCATTGTGTTAGCCCCTTTTCTTTATTCTCAGGTAGTTGTAATTACGATTGGTGAGTTACAAGTAAAAGTAATGCTCTGAGTAGCAATATCTGCCACAGCGCCGTTAATGTCAGTAGTGTTATTTACCAAGATAGTGGTGCTGTATAGCGGGTTAGTTGCTGAAGTTGCCGCGCTTGTCTGCTTTAGTGTTAGCGGTACTGTTGTACCCCAGGCAGCTTGCAAAGTAGCGTTTACGTTTGCTGCAGCTGTATCGCTCAAAAAGTCTAGAGTAATAGTGCTGGCCTCTAGGCCTTTAACAAACTTATGAGCTGTATCGCCCATAGCTGTAACTTCTAGCTCGTCAAAGGCACGGTTAATAGTTGCGCTTGTTACGTGGTCTGTTAGGGCTACCGAATTAAGGGTAA